TAAAAGCAAAAAAAAATGGAAAAGATTTACGCCGGAACGGCTAGAATGCTCACAACACAATTTGGAACTTTGCCAAAGGTTACGTTTACCAGAAAGGATTTAAATACTCTTTTGGATTACCTAAACGAAAACGATACTGAATTTGTAAGTTTAAACGTAAAGGAAAAGCCGCAAAAGGTCGAAGGCAAGCCAACCCATTATTTACAAGTAGACGACTGGAAACCTGGTCAGGGTAAAGAGAAAAAAGAGTTTACGCCAGTAGTTTCAAAACGTGAAATAATTGAAAAAAATGAAAAAGACGTTTTACCTTTTTAGCATAAATAAATCGGACTTATTTAGCGCGGTTAATACCGTGCTAAGTATTTTCGCCTTACTTCATTTTAAGATGCCTTTTGGATTTCTTTTTATGATTGTGGTTGCATTGTACACGATTGCAATGGACTTTGTTTATAAAGCCTGTAAATGATACAATTTAAACTAAACCAAAAGCCGCTAAGCGTAAACGAAGCCTGGCAAGGAAAACGTTTTAAAACGCCTATTTACAAAAGTTACGAGGAAACTATTTTGCTATCTATGCCCAAGGCTAAAATTGAAACCGAGCAAATGCTAAGGATTGAGTTTTTTTTTGGCTTTAGCAACAAAGCGAGTGATCTAGACAATCCAGTTAAATTGCTTCTGGATATTGCGCAGAAAAAGTACGGGTTTAACGACAAAAACGTTTTCGAGTTAAACGTTCGAAAATGCATTGTAAAGAAAGGCGAGGAATTTATACAAATGGGCATTTACCCGCTTTTGCCATTTTAAACAAATTGTCTGTTTTTAATTGGATAATTATTTAAAAGTTATATTTGCACAAACAACAAGCAAATGAGTTTAACAGAAGGTCGATTAATTAGACAAGCCAGAAAGCGCAGCGGTTATACGCAAATAGATTTAGCGGAAAAAATTGGAATTAGTTTCCAGCCTATAAATCGAATCGAAAACGGATTTGAAAGCGTATCGTTGCACAATTTGCGGTTAATATGTGAGGCTATTGGATTAGAGGTTATTATTCAACAAAAAAATGGCTAAAGGATTGCCAAAATCAAAATTGGATTATTCGCTGGAAATTCGTTACCGGTTACGAGACGGGAGTTGGAGCGAATGGAATAACAAAGGCAAAGGATGCTTTACAAATATTGAAGTTGTCCAGCGTCAAATTAGATTAATTGCCGCGGCTTATCACGGCAGAGAAAAAGAGGTAAGGTTTGAACATAACGGTAAACTTTGCGACTTTTCTGGAAACGTTACAAATCAAGTAATTACTCTACTTTAATTGTGTTGATTGATAAAACGGAGTATTTAACTAATTTAAAAGAAAGCGATTTATTTAACCTTTTAAAAAATAAAATTATTCCAGATTTACAAAAAACTGACCAGTTTAATTCAATAGATGCATTTAGCCTAAATAGAAAAAAGGTTTACGAATTAAAATGCAGACGTACTGATTACGTCAATTTATTGATTGAAAAAATTAAATGGGATAATTTCCAAACAAAAGGCAAAGTTTATTACATTAATTCAACACCTAGAGGCATTTATTCGTTTAATATTTCTAAAATTCAAGAGCCAATTTGGTTAATTAGATTAATGCCAAAAACAACTGAATTTGAAGACAACGAAAAAGTAAAAAAGATTGTTGGATATTTAAATATTTATCGGGATGCTCACGAGATTACCGATTTACTAATTTAACATAGTTTTTTGGGTTTTTGTTAATGTTAAAGCCTTAGCCTTGTGGTTAAGGTTTTTTTATAACTTTGAAAAAAATAAAAATATGAAAATTAACGAATTAGGTTACTGGGAAACAACCGACGCAACCGGACACATTCACGACCGCAGTTTAGCCAATGCTTTAACGCAATACCTTTTGGACAATGGAATTAAAACAGTTGTCGACTTTGGTTGTGGGATGGGTGATTATGCAAAGGCGTTTAAGGCCGCAAATTTGGCCGTGGATGCGTTCGATGGTAATCCAAATACGGAAACACTAACGGAGGGAATTGGACGGGTCATAGACCTATCTAAACCGTTCTATTTAAAAAAGAAGTTCGACGCGGTGCTATCTTTAGAGGTTGGAGAGCATATTCCAGCCGAGTTTGAGGATCAGTTTATTGATAACATTACCAAACACGTTAAAAATACGCTAATTATTTCGTGGGCAATTGAGGGCCAAGGAGGAAGTGGACACGTTAATTGTAGAAATAACGACTACATTATTGGCCAAATAAACGAACGCGGGTTTAAATACAACGAAAAGGCAAGCAATGAATTGAGAAAGGCGGCAACCAATGCGTCCTGGTTTAGTTACACCTTGCTCGTTTTTGATAAGGTCTAGCAGTCGCTAGACTTTTTTTTATCTTTGATTGATTAACCAAACGAAACCGATGGCTGGAAAAGGAGGATTTATACCAGGCTCTGGCAGAAAGCCAAAAGCAGACGAAATAAAAGTAATTGAGCAAATGGACGCGATTGCCGTCCCAGAGGACGCTTGGCGTGCGCTTTGGAATAAATGCCAAGACGGCGATATTCAGGCTATCAAATGCTGGCTAAATTATCGTTTTGGAATGCCTAAGCAAGTAGTTGACGTAACAACTCAAGGCGAGAAAGTAACGCCTCCGATTGAGTGGCTTAAAGGCAAATAATGGACGCAATAAAATTGTTGGATAAATACCAGCCTCTATTTTACGAGAATCCAGAAAGTCGGTATTTCCTAATTACTGGCGGGCGTGGTTCTGGTAAGTCCTGGACGTTGTCTATGTTTCTTTTAAACCTGACTTACGAGGAAGGACACGTTATTTTATTTACCCGTTGGACGCTAACGAGTGCGTTTATTTCAATTATTCCGGAATTTATTGACAAAATAGAGTTAATGAATAAAGAGGGAGACTTTGAAATTACCCAAAGCGAAATTATTAACAAGGTAACCGGCTCAAAAATACTATTTCGAGGCATTAAAACCAGCCAGGGAACGGCAACGGCTAACCTTAAATCTATTGCTGGAGTAACTACCTGGTTATTAGACGAAGCCGAGGAACTTGTTGACGAAGACATTTTCGACCGTATAGACTTATCCGTTAGAGCCGTAGACAAACCAAACCGCGTTTTGTTGGTAATGAATCCAGCAACCAAAGAGCATTGGGTTTACAAACGTTTCTTTGAGGATTACGGCGTTAATTCTGGATTTATCGGACTTAAAAACGATTGTACTTACATCCATACGACCTATTTAGATAACTTGGACAACCTTAACCCAACAGTAATAAATAGATTTGAGGCGATGCGCCAACGCAATCCAACAAAGTACAACCATATTGTAATGGGCGCCTGGATGGATAAAGCCGAGGGAGTTATTTTTGAAAATTGGAAAATTGGGAATTTTGATACGTCTTTACCTTTTGGTTTTGGGATGGACTTTGGATTTAGTATTGATCCAACGACATTGGTAAAGGTAGCCGTCGACGAAGACAATGGTTTAATCTATTGCGAGGAATGTTTTGCAGAGGTTGGATTAACAACTAGCGACATTGCCAAGCGCATTGGTAAGCATTGCCAGGCGAACGAAATGATTATAGCAGATAGCGCAGAGCCAAGGCTAATAAATGAGGTTTACAACTTAGGTTTTAATATTAAACCTTGCACAAAAGGGCCGGACTCTGTAAGGTACGGAATTAAAAAAATGCAAGACTACCAAATTGTCGTAAGCGCTGAAAGCAAGACGATTATAAAAGAACTTAACAATTACATTTGGAGCGACAAAAGAAGTGATACGCCAAGGGACGATTACAACCATACAATCGATGCAATTAGGTACGCTTTTGATAAATTAACGAATACCAATGATTTTTGGCACGTTTAGGTTATCCAATGATTTTTTTATATTAATATCCTATTTTTACAAAAAAAGACGCACGGAATGAATTATATCGACCGCATCAAATCCCTAGTTGGACTTAACAAAAAGGACGCAACATATTTAAACGCCGTTTTCCCTTATTTGGGTAACAACGTAATCTGGACCGCGCCAACAACGCAAAACTTTGTCGAAAAAGGTCTTTACCTTAACTCCGACCTTTACTCGATTATAAACCTAATCGTTAACAAGTTGTCAGCGGCTCCGCTTATTACTTACGAAATAACAGACGAAAAGGCTTTTAAATATTACAAGGCAATGAGCGGAACAATGCCAAATTCTGGCGCTAAATGGTCCGCAGAAAAGTTACGAACTAAAGCAATGCAAGAGGTTAATATTCCCGAACTTGACAGATTGCTAAAGAAGCCAAACGAGTTCCAGACTTGGGACCTATGGTTAAAAGAAATTGCAGCATTTAGATTGATTACTGGGAATGCCTATATGTACGGCGCAAGACGCGGCGACCAACCAAACGCTCCAATTATTGCGCTTTATTCGTTGCCGTCTCAGTATATGGAAATTATTTCCGGCGGTTTAAACCAACCAATTAAAGAGTACCGTCTAACTTATAACGGTTACGAGCGAATCGATGCTAAAAACGTTGGACACTTAAAGAATTTTAATATTAGTTACCAGGCTGGCACGGCTAACCATCTTTATGGCGCCTCACCTTTACGCTCCGCAGTTCGTGATCTAACTACGTCAAACGATGGCAAGCAAGCGCTTTTAAGTATGCTGCAAAATATGGGAGCGCGTGGTATTTTAACTGGAGACGGTTCAGTTAACATTACAAGAGAGCAAGCGCAAGGATTAAAGGAGGATTACGCTCACAATTACCAGGGAGCAAACAGAGCCGGCGACGTAATTATTACGCCAGCCAAATTGTCTTGGGTTCAAATGGGAATGAACGCGGTCGATATGTCTATAATTGATACTCAAAAAGTAATTTTACGCTCACTTTGCCGAGTTTACGGCGTTGATGCAAAACTACTTGGCGATACTGAGGCGAGTACCTTTAACAATACCGAAACGGCTTACAAGGCTTTAATTAATAACGTTGTTCGTCCTTTGCACGTTGAAATTCGAGACGTATTAAATAATTGGCTTTTGCCAAGTTACGGCAAAAACAACTACTTTGTCGACTTTGATTATATGGCTTATCCGGAAATGCAGGACGATATGGATAAGTTGGTGCAACAACTTTCAGCGGCCTACTGGTTAACTCCAAACGAGAAACGTACCGCAATGAATTACGGCGTTTACGAAAATGAGTTAATGGATAAGCCATTTATTCCACAGGGTTTAATGACCTTGGACGAATACGGCGCGCAACCAGTTGACAACATAGACAACGTGGGAGACTATGCCGAAACCAACGCGTAAGGAAATTGCTTTAGCCAATCAATTAGATGCTTTGCAAAGGCGTTACGAGAGGCGATACGAAAAACAGATTTACACGGCTTTAAAAAAGCAATTAAAGCCATATTTGGATGCTATTAAAGAGGCGCCAGGTAATATAAATCAATTTGACCTAATTAGTCCAGCGCCTTTGGCCGATGTCTTGGAGGACCTTTACGTTACGGCTGGCGTTGCTTACGCCGACGCAATGTATAGCGCAATACAACCGCCAACAAAAGCAACAAAAGAAGCGTTACGCGCTGGCTGGCGTGATTTTATGAGACGCTTTGCAGTTACTAATTTAAGTGGCTTATTAATTGACATAAACAGAACGTCGGTTGCATTAATCGAGCGATTGGTTGCGTCCGGATTAAAAGAAGGTTTAGGCATTCCAGACATTGCAAGAAGTATTGAGCAAAGCGTTGCGGCCATATTTACTAATCGTTCCAAATTGATTGCCCGTACTGAAATGGTAAAGGCAACAAATACCGCTGCAATGCAATCGTCCGCAACCTCGGATTTTATGTACGAAAAGAAATGGTTACCAGCAAGCGACCAGCGTACGCGTCCGGATCACTTGGCAATGCTTAATTCTGAATGGATACCTTTCGACGCAAAGTTTAGCGTTGGCGGCGTTGAAATGGACCGACCAGGCGCGCCAGGAGCGCCAGCGTCTCAGGTTTGCAATTGCCGTTGTAAGGTTGTTTTTAGATTAATGCGAGACGTTGACGGCTTACCAATTCGTAAATGAAAGCAAAGGTTATTAATTTGGATTCACGCCGTGATAAATGGCGCATTTCAGAAATGGAGTTAAGTCCGCATTTTGAACTTGAGCGCGTTTCCGCTATAAGGCACGAATGGGGATGGGTTGGATTAGCCAAAACATTTAATCAAATATTTTCAGAAGCCGATGGCGACGTTTTAATTTTTGAAGACGACGCAACTTATAGAGGTTGGGTAACTAATTTGTTAAATGCAATTAAGGATTTACCAGATGGCTGGGAAATGTTGATGCTCGGCGCAAATATTAAGGATCAAAGGATTGACCGGATAAATAATAACTTGGCGCGTACTTACGGCGCCTGGACAACGCACGGCATTTACTACTCGCATAAACTTTGCAAGGAATTGGCAAACCTAGAGTTTAGCGTTCCAATAGACGAATATTTTAGGACTGTTGTACATCCACGCGGCAACAGTTACGTTGTTTACCCGTTCCTAAGTTACCAGCGTCCAAGCGATTCCGATATTGAGGGAGGGTTTAAAGATTATACTAATTTATTTTATGAATCTGAGGAAAGGGTTGGCTATTTT